TAGACAATACCCTGAGTCACGACAGAACCGGGCATGTTGCCGCTGGTCACGTCAACGTCTTCGTAGACGATACCGATAGCGGTAGCGTCATTCGCAGGAAAGATAGTGCCCATCTTGACATACTTGCCGCCGTTGTCGGCAGTGGTAGCGCCAGCCTGCGGAATCTGGCGAGTTTCCCGGACACATTCCTCATGGGCAAGGAAGTAGCCGGGACGGTAGGTTTTGCCGTTGCCATTCATAATGAAAGACATTTACTTTTCCTCCTTAGTACCGTAAAGGTTGTTGAAATACTGTGCAGCCAGTTGCTTTGCTCTGCCGGTATTGCCGGGGTTGCTGGGATTGCCAGCGGGAGGGCTTGCGGGGTCAGCGCCCTTAGAGCCTTCTGTCGTAATGAAATCTGCCCATTCAGTCTTAATAGACTCTTTGAGCTTTTCGGCTTCAGTAATTTTTCCGTCTTTGTCCAGCTTGACATTGGACAAGTCTGCGACTTTCAGAACCGTGTCAAGACGTTTCTCAGACACGCCAGTTTCTTTAAGCAGGTCTCGGTAAGCGTCTTTGATTTTTGCCGTTGTCTTTTCGGCTTCTACGGTTTTCTTGTAGTCTTTGAATTCTTTGTCCAAATCGTCATACTTTTTCTGCAAAGCATCTCTGCTGTTGTCGCCGCTGTTGGCGACTTTGAGATCGTCCAGTTCCTTTTGGACAGTAGGAAGCTTTTCAGCGTCCTCTTTGTACCGTTCGGCCAGTTTCTTTAGGCCGTCAACGGTTTCGGTATGGGCATTGATGATTTCCTGTGCTTTGTCATCTTCAATTCCCATTGCCTTGAGCATTGTGCGTGTAAGTGCCATGACACTATCTCCTTTTCTTTGGGGGCAGTTCTTCGCCCGTGATAGATTTATAAAAGCCGCATTTCTTCGCGGGTTTTACCATCAAAAAAGCCTACTGAATTGTTATCAGTAGGCTTTGATTGCACAGCGCAGCAAGGCGCATGCTGGCTTGTGCAGTTATGCAATTGTCTCTATAGTTGTATACTCCTGAGATTTTATCTCACAGCATGCGCTAAATTCGGGTGAATCTTGGTTAAACTAAAAAGACCAAGCAGAAATAACAAAAACCGCGATTTCTAAACTGATTCTAATAGAATCACATTTGCAAAGTTTAAGAAATCACGGTTTTGTTGAATTTTGCATTTACTTTTTAAGCTCTTGCTCAATGATGCCTTTATATTCTTTTACATGGTCGGCCATTGCGTTCTTGAGAAAATGGACAGGCGGCATACCTCTGGTGCGGTGCCAGTTGCCTTTTTTGTCTTTATAAGACCACGGTGTTGTTCGTCCACCAGAAATATAGATGCCTGTTCCAACTTCATTATAGATAGCATATTCTTGGTTCGTGCCGACATAAAGCTCTCCACCTTCTGCCCATGTGACGTGAGATATGGAGTTTCTTAATGCGCCAGTATCGACACGGCTTGCGGCTGTTATGTTTTGCTTGGCATGAGTGACCGCTTGCTGACCGCACGCTTCTAAAGCTGCTTCTATGCGTTCTTCTAAAGCCCTAAGTACTTCATCGGAATGGTCTTCAATTGTGATATTAATAGCCATTAATCAAATACCTTTGGGTGTATTCCGTTTCCTCGATAGTCATTCCGTTTGCGCTGATGTGGACATACAATGTTGGCAGCATTTGAGTCTCAACATCATTAGCCAGCCCGTCAGCTTTAGGCGCATCAGGGTTGCTAACGCACAAAACCGCAAGATCAGGGCCAACAGCAAGAAGCTGTTCGTCTGCCCGCTCTATTGGTATAGAACGTTGCTTGCAGTATGGAGTTAGAAAGTCAAGTACATCTTGCCACATTACCATTTCTATCACCGATTCCTCATTACCACATATCTTCCAGTTGCATCATAGATAGCAGACTGCTTTTGGTGGAACAATTTTAAGATCTTCAAGTCACCGTCAGACGGAACAAGTCCGCCACGAACATGAGTATGCCCGCTCCATTTCCAACCGCTGTCTCTATAGCTTGCTACCGAGTGTTCGTTGATTGTCTCTATACTTGTCAGATCACCACGAACAACCATTCGCTCTTTTTTCCTTGTAAAGAGTGCGAACTCAACTTCTTCGTGCGCTGACAATGCTGCTAAATCTCGCATGTTTACGGCTTTTTTATTTACGATAACACGGTCTCCGCCTACTTGTAAAGACGAAAGTAAAGATTCTTGTCTCTTATTTAGCTTCGCGCCGCCAACAACCGCTGACGGTCTACCAGCGCTGTTTCGAGAGTTAATTTCAGGTGAAGACACGCTTTTAGGCGCTTTTTCGTTTTGCCATTCTTCAAAAGACAAGTCGCCCATCTTTGGAGATGTCTTTACGGTATCGCCTTCAAATCCTTTTACCCACGCCAACAGAGTACATCGGCAGTTCCAGATCATAGACTGAGGTATCGAAGACCCAGCAAGGCCAGCTTGCGCGGGATAGAGTATCTTGATTCCGTCTACTTCAAAAGGTTCGTCTACTTCTCTGCGCTGACCGTGCATCAGCCTATGTTCATGTCGTGTCCTGCTGTCAAGTGTCGCTTGCCATTCAATGGTTAAATCAACACCTACATCTCTGGCTCTGCGGAACGACTCATATCTACCAGCGTTCTGTGCGCTCGTGGTCATTGTCCGGGCATAGCGGACGGCGGAATTGTAGTTCATAGTTCCGACTGTCATAAGCCGCTTTGCTACATCGTAAGGGGATTCGCCTTGCAGTACACCTTGTAGAACTGAAGACTGTATTTTTTGCCTGTTCCACTGCATATCCTTGTTGGCGGCAATCTCTCGCGCCTTGCGTGTGCTTGGCCCGGGCATTAACTGTCGATCATCGCCTAACAGATATTCCGCAGTATCATGATTGTAGAGCGATAATCCAGTATCTATTCTTGCGTCATGCTCGATTTGGTATGTTGCGAAATTGGCATTGAGCGCATAGACATCTGGTAAACTCTTTTTGGTCATGCCAAGAGCTATTTGGTTTGCGCTGTGGAAGTCTTGAGCGAGTGTGTCGCGCATTTCTGTCCATCGTTTTCCAACCATAGCATGTCTAAAGCACCAATCAGAGTATTCCTTTTGCGTGATAGCTCCTTTTTTTAGCAATTCTTCTTGAACTTTCCTTTGAGCTTCAGTCTTTGCCAGATAGGCTTCCAGCTTTGCCTGAACCTCTGTTGTAGCAGTCCTATATTCCGCTGCAATTTTATGTTCAAGCTCTGCAAGGAGCTTTTCTGTTTTCTGATGCCCAATATCAGCCATAATTACACTTCATTCGCGGCTGTGCGGCTTGCTGCTGTTTGCTGCTCGTTTTCTGGTGTATTTACATTATCAAGCCGCTCCATATTTTCTGCGTCACGCTGCGCCAGCATTTCGTCTACCAGTTCGACATCACCTAAAAGTGTCATAATCTTGCGCGTCAGGTAGTCTTCATCAAGATAGCTCGCTGCCTGAACCAATACTTGGACTTCTTCTTGAGTGTTGACAAGCACTGACCGTGTAAATGACGGCGTATCGTCTATTCCAGCGACTTCGAGAATGCCATTGATGAAGTCGATAACGCAGTATTCAAATTCGTCCGCTTTGCTATTCAACGGCTCGTATGCTGCCTTAATCTGAGTAGCTGTTGCTGCGCCGTTTGCTATGTTGTCAATATCAAGAGCCATAAACTCTTTGTAAAGGTCGTTCTTGAGCCTGTCAAGAAGCTTTTCTCGGCTCTCATGCGGAATATCAACAGTATGTGCATCTACTCCCGTTCCAGCAGAATCATCAACAGCAGCGGCGTGAACGATGTGTAGTCTTTCAATGAACTGCGCCAAGTCAGCATCATCCATACCGCCTGTATTATGGAGAATCCAGTAGACTTGTGCTGAATCCAAATCATCAGCAAAGCCGCTCTCCACAATGTCGTATGCGTCAATCTTAGATCGAATACCTAAGATTTCACTCTGGTGGTGCGGATTTCCCCACAAAGGCACAATAGGAAATGTC